GTGTCTAGTGCTATTACACGTAGAATCCTGATGCAACGTGCAGACTTGTTAAGCAAGTACGGTCCAGTAAAGGTCATGTCTGCAATTGAAGAAGTTGCAGATTTTGTAGGTGATGTTGACGAAATTGGCAGCAGTGATGTGAGCGGTTGGATCAAGCATGTTGAACAAATTTTAGGCAACATGACCGAAAGCAATCCACAAAGTCATCAGGCACAAACCACGCTAAAGCATTTGAAAAAAGCCAGTTATGGTGACAGAGCAGATGCCGCAAATATCAAACCTGGTATTAAAGGTGTCAGCGATAGACTTGCGTTCTTACAACGTGCCAAAGACGAAGGCAATCTAAAAGAAGAAGCCGCAGGTGTAGGCGTAGTCAAAGATGGAAATGACCCTAGATATGTAATGGCCACAACAGGCGATCAAAACGATGTCGATGGTAACACCCTAAAAAACATGATGAAAGCATATCATTTGTTTAAGAAAAAATAAGATGGTTACTAAACTAAATTTTGACTTGTATTGCCGCTGGTATCAAATTGAACCTACTTATAGGATCTATGTCAACGATGATCTTATTACAGAACGTACCTGGAATCATCCCAACGGCAAAGAATATCGTCAAGAAGAAATATTAGTAAATCTAGATCTAAATAAAGAACACAACTTAAAGCTGGTACCAGTGGCACGAAATAACCCAATATTTGAAATTAAAAATTTTTCAATAAACAACGAAATTGCAATACCCCAAGTTGGATTAGATCACAAGTTTGCAATATCCCAATAAATAGTATATTAAGGATATAAAAATGAAAACAACAGACTTTATTGTAGAAAATCAAATTGTCGACGGTGCCCAAAGTATGCACAAAGATCACGAAGTGCAAATGGCACGTCAGGACTGCTATAATGCCGCCGAGGCCGCAATTGAACTACATCACCTGTTAAAAAACATAACTGAAATAGATGGATTAGAAGGTTGGGTAAGTGAGAAACTTACCTTGGCCGCTGATTATTTAAAAACTGTAAGAGACTATCTGCATTATGAACACACAGCCGGGCAAGAACAAGAACTGCCGACAGTGAGTTTTGAATCTATAGAAAATAAATTTAACAGTCTAGTAGAGAATACTTCTTCCTCGTCTATTGCTGTTGCAGTTACTCCAATCAGAGGCGGAAAGCCATCAAATGGTATTCCTAAAAAAATTGGCAATGTAATTAGTAGATCCAAGGTGCCCACAGGCAAAGGCGTATATTAACATGGACATGAAACACCTACTAGAAGCCATGCATAAATTTGCCGGCGAACCAGAACAAAAACCCGGCGATCAAGTACGTGGCACAGAAAAGGCAAAACCTTATAATAAGGCACACCCTTTTAAAAATCGTCTAGTAGGCGAAAATCTTTTGGCCGAACTTGAAGATTCTTTGCGTTCCCCCGACCCCACAAGAAAACTAGCTCGTGAATTTGAAGAATTCAAAACCACTGGCGGTCCAGGCGAAGGTAATTTGCCCGACGTTATTGCAGTAGATGTTCCGTTAATGATTAGACTACTTGAATTTGCTCGCGAAGATGCCAAGAGCGATGTTGACCTTCACAGCATAGCCGAAAAACTAGTACAACTTTCTGCCAGCGGTAATGTATTAAGCATGGACAAGTATGAAGAAGTTGTTGGCCACAAGATCGACGAGTACGGAGCAAATGGTTCAGCGATTGGTCCAAATGCACAAGCAACTGCCGGTACCGGAACAGCACAACAAACAATTGATCCAAAAGATAAATTAGAACTAGACAGATTGAAACAAAGTGTACAAAAACTTAAACCTTTGAGTGCTAAAGGATTGGACATACAAAAAACTACATCTGCATTAGACAAGGCTGACTCAGGCCAACAGTTGAATCCTGGCGAAGAAGATCAAATTAGTAAGTTGGCTCCAATCCTGGCTGATCTATTAAAAAACCCTTCGTCTAGTTCTAGCATTGCTACAACAGCTAAACAGGCCAATGCCAAAGATATCGCAGACCAATTGAAAAAGGCACAAGGTTAATTATGTTTTTACTTGAAATCACAGATCCTATAACTACTAAACATCGCGTCAGTGTTACAGTAGTTGACCAAGGTGCCACAGCAGTTACGCAGAGAAATACATTAATTCAAAAAATTATTCGAGTTGTGGCCGACTCCGAAGAAGAAGCAGTAAGCCGGGCCATGGCCCATTATAAAAAACAAGGCTATCAGGTCAAAGAAGCCAATTATATTGGCACTGTGACAGCCTAAATATTTGATTTTCTAGAATCTTTCATATATAATTTAACTTTAAGGAGTGATTATCTATGACATCAAAAATGTTCAGCGGCGAACAAAAAGCCAAACTTACACAATTGATTAACGAAGGCATGCAGGTATTGCATGAAGTCGATGATCTCAATGCCGGTCTCAATGACACCATCAAAGCTATTGCTGAAGAATTAGAAATTAAACCAGCTGTACTTAAAAAAGCTGTTAAAATTGCACACAAGGCCAAACTCGGTGAGACAAATCGAGACCACGATGATCTAAATACTATTTTAGAAACTGTTGGCAAGACTCTGTGAAAACTCTATTGTCTGGCATATCCAATTGGATTAAACAAGACTGGCGTAGTAACCCGGTACGTTGCGTTTTAGAAATACTAGCCTGGTTTCTCAGCATCGGATGTAGTGTTACCATGATGCTTACAGTACCAACTCCGCCGTTCTTAATTCTTTATCCGCTGTTCATTTTGCAATGTGCAATTTTTGCATGGGCGGCTTGGACTAGACGCAGTTCTGGAATGTTGGCCAACTACTTGCTGTTGGTTGGTATTGACAGTATTGCGTTGGCCAGGATGTTGTTTTTATAAATATGCTATAGTTCCGCTGTACTATAAACAGCAAGTAGAGTGTGTGTGAGCTAGAAGTCGCACTTGGAGAATAAATGAGTTATATTGATGCATTGTTTGATCGAGCAAAAGATCAAATTCACGTAGTGGAACGTTATGATGGCCAAAGAGTATATAAAGAATATCCAGCCAACTATGTATTTTATTACGACGATCCCAGAGGCAAGTACAAAACAATTTATGATACACCTGTCAGTCGTTTCAGCACAAGAAACAGCAAAGAGTATCATAAAGAACTAAAGATCAATTCTGGCAAGAGACTTTGGGAAAGTGATATTAATCCTATCTTTAGATGCTTGGAAGAAAACTATTCGGGTACAGAATCCCCTAAACTAAATGTAGCCTTTTTTGATATTGAAGTTGACTTTGACCCCGAGCGTGGCTATAGTCGACCAGAAGATCCATTTAATCCAATAACAGCCATATCAGTATACTTAGACTGGATGGATAAAATGATTACCTTGGTGATTCCTCCCAAGAGCTACAGTTGGGAGTCGGCAGAAGAGATTTGTAATAAATTTGAAAACTGTTATCTCTTTGAGCGTGAAGAAGAAATGTTAAACACATTTCTTGATCTAATTGAAGATGCAGACGTACTCAGTGGCTGGAACAGTGAAGGCTTTGATATTCCTTACATGGTCATGCGTACCAAGCGTGTACTGAGCAAAGATGACTGCCGTAGATTTTGTCTCTGGGGACAAATGCCCAAACAGCGCACATTTGAAAGATTTGGCGCAGAGAACATTACCTTTGACTTGATTGGTCGTGTGCATATGGACTATATGCAACTGTACCGCAAGTACACATACGAAGAACGTCATAGCTATTCGCTTGATGCCATTGGCGAATACGAACTAGACGAACGCAAGATTGCTTACGAGGGAACCCTCGATCAACTATACAATAAAGATTTTCCCAAGTTTATTGATTACAATAGACAGGATACAATGTTGTTGGCCAAAATGGATAAGAAATTAAGATTCTTAGATTTGGCCAATGAACTGGCTCATGACAATACTGTACTGTTACCAACTACCATGGGGGCAGTTGCCGTAACTGAACAGGCTATTATCAATGAAGCTCATCGTCGTGGTATGATTGTTCAAAATAGGAGAAATCGAGATGATCAAGGTGAAACACAAGCCGCAGGTGCCTATGTTGCTTATCCCAAAAAAGGCATCCACGAATACATCGGAGCAATTGACATCAACTCGCTCTATCCCTCGGCTATTCGCGCCCTTAACATGGGTCCAGAAACCATTGTTGGACAACTCCGACCGATAATGACTGATCATTATATTAAAGAAAAAATGTCACAGAATAGTGACAACTTTGCATATGCATGGGAAGGTTTATTTGCCTGCCTAGAGTATACTGCTGTAATGAACATGGAGCCCGGTACTGAAATTACCATTGACTGGGAGGGCCAAGAGCCAACTGTACACAGTGCCGCAGACGTATGGCATATGATGTTTGATAGCCAACAACCTTGGATACTCACTGCCAATGGCACCATAATGACTTACGAGAAGAAAGGTATCATTCCAGGCTTGTTGGAACGTTGGTATGCTGAACGTAAAGAGATGCAGGCCAAGAAGAAGGATGCTACCACTCCCGAAGAAAAATCTTTTTGGGACAAACGTCAGCTAGTTAAGAAGATTAACTTGAACAGTTTGTATGGTGCTATTTTGAATCCTGGTTGCAGATTCTTTGACAAACGTATCGGACAAAGTACTACACTAACAGGTCGCGCCATTGCTCACCACATGGACAGTCATGTAAACGAATGCATCACCGGAGAATACGATCATACTGGCAAAGCTATTATCTATGGAGACACTGATAGTGTGTATTTCAGTGCCTATTCTATTCTCAAAGAAGAAATTGAAGCTGGACGCATGGAGTGGAACAAAGACATCTGTGTACAGCTATACGATACCATTGCCGAGAGTGTGAATGACAGTTTTCCCGGATTCATGGAAAAAGCATTTCATTGTCCTAGAGAGATGGGCAGTTTAATCAAAGGCGGTCGAGAACTGGTTGCAGAAAAAGGTCTGTTTATTAAGAAGAAGCGTTATGCTGTACTAATCTATGATCTAGAAGGCAACAGATTAGACACAAACGGTAAACCTGGCAAAGTTAAAGCCATGGGACTAGATCTTAAACGGTCAGACACACCTAAAGTAATTCAAGAGTTTTTAAGTGAGCTGTTGCTAAAGGTTCTCACAGGAACACAAAAAGAAGAAATTTATGACCAAGTTCGCGAATTTAAACTAGCGTTCAAAGAAAGACCGGCTTGGGAAAAAGGCACGCCCAAACGTGTTAACAACTTGACCAAGTACTCTAAAGAAGAAGAAAGACTAGGCAAAGCCAACATGCCCGGACATGTACGTGCGGCAATGAATTGGAATAATTTAAAACGCATGCACGGCGATAATTACAGTATGGCAATTGTGGACGGAATGAAAACCATTGTGTGTAAGTTAAAAGATAACCCATTGGGATATACCAGTGTTGGGTATCCAACCGACGAGTCACACATTCCGCAATGGTTTAAAGACTTGCCGTTTGACGATGACGGAATGGAGAGTAGTGTGGTTAATCAAAAGGTTGAAAACTTGCTAGGTGTGTTAAGTTGGCAAATTGACGAAAACACACAGATTACAACAACATTTGACAGTTTGTTTAGTTGGGAGTAAACAATGAAATTATCTAGACTACTCAAACTTAAAAAAGATCTTGAACGTATATACGGGCACGAAGGCGTATACTTGTCAATTGCAGAAGTACAGAAAAGTCTATCTAATGCCGATTATGATGTTGATCTAATTTATCAAAATCATATTACTAAATCAATTGACTTTTATGAAAATTTAAAATCATTGTCACAGGAATTCAGACCTGAGATAGACGAAATCTACAAAGAAATAAACGAACACATAACAAGAAAAACCAAAGAATATTTTACTACTAGTTATGAGTTGGAATTAGAGTACGGTGTGCCGGGCAATCGAGAAGCAAGGAAGCTGGAACTAAAACCGGACACTCGTGCGGCAGTATTGTCTAAATTATACAATTACTGTGATTGGCGTTATCCTGGATTAGAAATTGGACCCGGCGACGGAGAGTGGACTAAAGAATTAGTAACCTGTGACCCTTTGTACATTGTTGATATTTTTCAAGAATTTTTAGATTCAAGTTTAAAACAATTTGGAGAAGTATACCAACGGCGTGTGCGACCATATCATATCAGCAGTGGCGATTTGTCTATGTTGCCACAGAAACAATTTGGGTTTGTGTTTAGCTGGAATACTTTTAACTATTTTAGTTTTGAAACTGTTAGACAATATTTGAATTCTGTCTTTTCGGTCTTGAGACCCGGTGGAGTTTTTATGTTCAGTTACAATGATGGCGATGTTCCCTACTGTGCCGACTTTGCTGAACAATACTATATGAGCTACGTGCCAAGGAGCATGCTGATTCCGTTGGCTGAGATGATCGGATTTGAAGTGCTTGATAATAATTTAATGCAGGAAACAGTCAGCTGGATTGAATTACGCAAGCCCGGTCAATTGTCAACAGTAAAAGCACACCAGGCATTGGCACAAGTAAGGCCTATTAATAATACCTAATAGGTTGATTTTTCTAAATACAATCTGTACAATACATTATCAATGGAGGAAACAATGAAAGATATCTTGCAAGAAATAGTCCAACATACTCATGGACTAGGATTTATTGAGTTAGTTAAAATAACTGGTGACGAAAATGGTACCACAGTCGATGCTATTGCAGAAGACCGCAGTGTCATTTTACAGGCCAAATTTAAAAACCCTGTACCCGAGTTTATTGGTGTGTTTGGTATGCCTAACCTGGGCAAGCTAAACACTATTCTTAATATTCCTGAATATAAAGAAAATGCTCAACTAAGCATTAATAAACAGGCCAAAGATGGCAACGAAGTTCCGGTTGGTATTCACTTTGAAAACAAGGCCGGAGACTTTAAAAATGACTATCGCTTTATGACTAGCGAAATCATTAATGAAAAACTTAAGACATTTAAGTTTAAAGGTGTTAAATGGAATGTTCAATTCAATCCTAGTGTACTTAACATTCAACGTCTACGGTTCCAGGCACAAGCCAACAGTGAAGAAAACTCATTTATTGCAAAAACAGAAAATGGTAATCTAACTTTTTACTTTGGCGATCACAGTAGTCATGCTGGTAATTTTGTGTTTGAACAAAACGTCAGCGGAACATTAAGCAAGCCTTGGTCATGGCCTGTTTCTGCGGTAATCAGCATTCTTGCTTTGCCTGGTGACAAAACATTCATGATCAGTGACGAAGGTGCTTCGCAGATTACTGTAGATTCTGGTGTTGCTGAATACAATTACATTCTACCTGCACTAACCAAGTGACATTTGATTATTGGTCTCACAAAGGGCATTCTATAGGAGAGTGTATGAGCCACCCGGCTGTACCTCTCATGTATGTACACATTCCTAAAAATGCCAGTTCGTGGACCAAACCTAACTTATTAGATTGGCAATGGGAATTTTATAATTTTCGTACAGATAAGTTAAACAATAAGTTAGCTATGGTTGTTCTGCGTGATCCTCTCAATCGCTGGCTATCGGGTATTGCAGAGTATTTTGCCCTTTATCATAATGAACTAGACATTGAAAAACACCGCTACGATAAGGGGTTTTTAGATCTGATATTTGATAGAATAGCTTTTGATGATCACACAGAACGCCAGCTTTATTTTTTACAAGGTTTAGATTTGTCTAATTGTGTTTGGTTCCGGTGCGACAATACCTACAGAGAAAAATTTACAAAGTTCTTGAACAGTCACGGCATTTCTAGAGATTATACCAGATATGATTATCAACACACCAGTGAAGATTCTCCGCCTAGACAAAAGTTTAAAAACTTTTTTTCATCTATTGTAGAAGAAAATTCTAAATACTGTGATGCTGTTAAAAACTATTTTCACGAAGATTACAAACTTATCAACAAGGTAAAATTTTATGATTAAAAGTATCACTGGCGGATATGGTATCACAGTACAAAACTCAACAGTGAGTTATCCGTATGTAAGCCCCGGTAGTAATGGCGCTGGCATGGTCCGTTACAATTCAAACATGCAACAGTTCGAAATCAATGATGGAAATAGTTGGCTCACTATACATTCAACGCAACCCATGATTAGTCTTTCCTGGGATGCCGAACAAGCTCTGCGCTGGGCCAATGCAAAAATGCAAGAAGAACAAAAATTAAATGAGCTAATGTCTCGGCATCCTGGCTTGCAAGAGTTGCACGATAAGTTTAAAATGCTAGAAGTGTTGTGTAGAAAAGAAGAAATAGATGACTCCGGAAAATAATTTAACCGCTAACCAAAAAGATTACGCTGTATTCTTGCCAGCTATCAGTGGCTTCTACGCCACCTTTGTGGGCAAACAACGTAATGAGAATTATGTAGACCCTGCACGTTTGCCGCAAGGCCTAACTGACATGGAACAGATGAATTGGCTTAACAGTCAGAAAGCACTGTTCCCTTATAAGTGGAGTTTGTATTCGGGCGGTCATGCTAATTTGGACTTGAACAAGCAGGACTGGAGTGAGGACATGGTACGTAATCGTGAACCTGGTACATTCCTGTTAGGTGACTCGGGTGGATTCCAGATTGCCAAGGGCTTGTGGGAAGGCGATTGGAAAGCCAACTCAGGTTGTGCCAAGGCTCAAAAGAAACGAAGTCTAATCTTGAACTGGTTGGACAATGTTGCCGACTATGGCATGATCTTGGATATTCCTACCTGGGTTATTCACGACAAGAAGGCATCAAAGGCCTGCCAAATTACCACACTGCAAGAAGCAGTTGACGCTACCAAGTTCAACAACGAATACTTCATGAAGCACCGCAAGGGTGTTAAGAATGGTGGTGCCAAGTTCCTAAACGTTCTACAAGGCGATAATCATACTTCAGCCGAGGAATGGTATCAAACCATGAAAGAATACTGCGACCCTGTTAAATACCCAGACACTCACTTTGATGGTTGGTCAATGGGTGGACAAAACATGTGTGACGTACATCTAGTATTAAAGCGCCTGGTAGCACTACGTCACGACAACTTGTTACAAGAGGGCAAACATGATTGGATGCACTTCTTGGGAACATCAAAGTTAGAATGGGCTGTGTTACTTACTGTGATTCAGCGGGCAATTAGAAAATATGTTAATCCGTCTTTTACTATTTCGTTTGACTGTGCTAGTCCGTTCCTTGCCACTGCTAACGGACAGGTATATCACCACATTGATTTGCCGCACAACGACAAATGGTGTTATCGTATGAGTCCCAGCGCCGATGACAAAAAATACAGCACAGATACAAGACCTTATGGCACAACTACTGTGGCAGATGGATACTGGAAACATTTTGACGAAAGCCCAATTAGTCAGTTACTGACCATGAAAGACATCTGCATCTACAAGCCAGGCGACCTTAACAAGATTGGCAAAGAAGGCAAGACTTCATGGGACAGCTTTAGTTATGCTTTGCTCATGGGCCATAATGTCTGGACACACATAGAAGCTGTACAACGTGCCAATAGAGAGTTTGATACTGGCACATGTTGGCCTTACATGATGTGGAATGAAAATGGTGACCACGCTAAATTTGCAGATATAGTAGATGCTATATTTGCCACAACTGATCGGAATGAATCTGAAGCCATAATCGAGCATTACGATCGTTATTGGATGGACATTATTGGTACTAGAGGGTTTAAAGGTAAAAAAACTCGCAATGCCAATACAATGTTTAACGCTCTGTTTGACACAGTCGAGAGCATCGGGGAAGAATTAGATCAAGAAGATTTTGACGAATCAAAACTTGACAGTCTTGAAAACATCTTGTGAGGAATAAATGGACTACGCATCTAAAATCAAGGAACTGGAATACCAACATCATAAACTAGAACAAGAGATTGGTAAAATGCAAAAACACCCACACGTCGAAGAATTTCGGCTACAAGAATTAAAAAAAGAAAAATTAACCATTAAAGATCGCATTCGTGATCTATATCGTTTACAATACGAAGATGCTCAACGAGTCGACTTGGATGATGATCGATGAAATTTATTGAGTTGACACTACCGGCATTAAGTACAGAGACAGAATCAATTCCTGCTCGACGATTAACTGTTAACTCCAGTTATATTATCGCCTACAGAGATGATCAAGATAGTTCGACTATCTGGGTACACGACCTTGATGAGTCCGGTACAGTGTCTTTTAAAGTGACAGAATCTTATAACCAAATAACTAACCAATTGAGGTAATCATGGATCGACCAGGACACGAAACAGTTAACTTTTTTACCGGAACTGAAGTAGAACATACTCCAGCATATGGATTAAAAACTTTGTTTGTAGTTGGAGTTCATTCGGTTGAGGATATTGCCGCAAAACTTCATGGACATCAACACATATACTTTGGAGCCAATCAAAGTTTTCCCAACTTGGCGTATAACGATGCCGAAGGTTGGAAACAATGGGAAAACATGATTGACTACTTTCTCAAACGAGATTATTTGTGTACGTTAGATATTGATGTAAAATGTGTTGAGGGACTACTAGAAAGTGGATTAACCGAACAGCATAATTTTATTCCAATGATTTCGGTTAAATTGCCCTATATACAACAACTAGGTTACAATGCTACAATTAAACTAGATGACAAAGACTTTAAGGCAACTAACCCCGGTGTATGGTGCCATAGTCTTTATAGTCTAATGAAACGTGAATCAGTTTTTACTGATTGGTCTAAATACACTCAAGACGAGGTTATATAATGCCTACAGTTTACACAGAAGTAGAAGTTGATGTCAGCTTGTCAGACTTTGACACAGATGATCTGGTAGAAGAATTAGCGAGTCGCGGTGCTGGTACCACAGACTACGGCGACGGCAAAGATATTCTTACTGCCATCTATGAAAAGCGTAGACTTGGTCGGGACTATCAAACTGAGCTAGAGCAATTAATTTATTTGGGATTGGGAAAAGTACTATGAATCAAGAACAGCGAGATGCAATTGAAAGAATTAAACAACGTGCAGATAGAAAAATCTGGGTCACCTTCCGCAAAGAAGGAATCCACAAGTATCCTGCTGCCGCAGATGACCCAGCACTGGCGACCGGTGATGAATATGATGTGTCTTTTCTTGGGGTACCTCATAGGCATATTTTCCATTTCAGAGTTTGGATCGATGTTTTTCATAATGATCGCGATATTGAATTCATCCAGTTCAAACGTTGGTTGGAGAAGCTCTACGCCGGAGGAACCCTGGAACTCAACTTCAAGAGTTGTGAAATGATCTCAGACGATCTGTACTTGCAGATCGCCAACAAGTATCCTGGACGCAGTGTCTGGATCGAAGTGGCCGAAGATGGTGAAAACGGCGCACTTATTAAATATGAAACTCACCGTCCTCAACTTATCAATGTTTAAGGAAAATAAAAATGGCACAAGCCTGGATTAAAAAATATCTTACTATGAAACCCGAGGTTAACAAAATCTTTGAAGACCTTGAAGCTTACAGTGAATTTTGTGTAAAATATGGATATGTGTTTAATGAAGCACATCTATATAACGATCGTACTCCATGGGGTGAATTCCATCGTGTACAAAATGGAAAGTATCCTAGAGATAACTGGGGCCGTGATCCTAAACCACATTTTGCTAAACCACAGTTTTCTAAACCACAGTTTGGAAGACACCAGCGGTTTAACTCAAGGTAAGGATCTATATGAGAAAACTATATTATATGGGACTCGAGCCATATAAGGCTCGTTATACTTTACAACTACAAGAGTGGAACGAACGTGTTTTTAAACGTCGTGGCATTGACTATGTTATTGTGCCCGGCGAGACACTGAGTAATGATCAAGCCATTGTAACTGGACAAGTATTAGACGCACATGGACGCACATATTTTGGCATGAGCCAACTTATGAATCTTGTTCGAATGATGAAAGCAGGTGAGTGTAGCAATGAGGATGTTATCTATTTTGAAGACATGTTTCAACCCGGTATCGAGAGCTTACCTTACATTCTTAATCAAATCGATCCTGCTCATTGTCCTAGGATTTTTGTCCGTTGTCTTGCTCAATCAATCGATCCAGATGATTTTGTTCATGTTTGGGGCATGAGCAAATGGATGGGTTTGTATGAAAAAATGGTAGACAGCTTTGTTACCGGCGTATTGGCCACTAACGAAGAAATGGTCATGCACATGAAGATTGCAGGCTGGGAAGCCCCTCTCTATAATATTTCAGGACTTGCATTTGGCAAGGATGAGGTACAAGGCCGTGTAGGCACCATTCGTCCATTTAGTGAGCGTAAGCATCGTGTTGTATTCTCAGCACGTTGGGATCAAGAGAAGCAACCAGACTTCTACATGGATCTAATTGAAGCCTGGCACCAACGCCATCCCAAGAGCTATGTTGAGTTTGCAGTATGTTCAGGCGGCAAGTTAAAAAGCAATAACGAAAGTTATATGTCTCGTACACGCGACATGCAGGCACGTGGATTGCTTACTATCCATGAGGACTTGGAGAAAAACGATTACTATAACATTGTCAACGACAGTCGTGTTGTGTTTAATTGTGCTTTACAAGATTGGGTTTCTAACACTGTATCAGAGGCAGATGCATTAGGTTGTAATGTATTATATCCAGCATATCGCAGTTTTCCAGAGACATTTGCCAACGACCATACCAGGTTGTATGTACCCTGGAGCATAGAAGATGCCATGGACAAGTTAGAGCCACTGCTTGAGCGTCCTAGTGAACATATGGGCAAACTCAGTGACTGGACCGATGGTACAGTAGATCGTATCGTTGATATTTTAGAAGGTAAGGGAGAGCAGTGGTTACGAATGAGCGTTGACTACCGCAAGCACACACATGAATCAAAATTTTAAGGAAATATTATGAGCGCACATGAAGACATCAAAACAAACTTGGCAGCTTACGAGGCCGAGCATGACAAATTCGAAAAAGGCAACAGTGCCGCTGGCACTCGTGCTCGCAAAGCACTTGCTGAATTGGCCAAGGCTGTGAAAGCTCGTCGTAACGAAATCACAGAAACCAAGAATGCTCGCAAGGAAGCAAAGGCCTAAACATGGCAACACGTAAAACGAAAACTAAAGTCAGCGAGGACACCGTAGAGTGGCCAAAAATTACAACAGGCAGTCACAGTACTCGCTACGAGTACGAAGATGGTCGAGTTGAATTAAATACTGATTGGGAATTGCTAACTCGAGATGTAAGAGAAGCAATTGCCGAATATGAAAAATCGTTAAACGAAGTTAAACCAGAAGGAGACACAAATGTCAAAACTAAAAAAACTCGCAAAAGTAAATGAATCAATCACTATCAATCGGTATGATAACGCTTGGATGGTAGAAGTCGGCGGCCGTGATAAAGACAACGACTGGAAGAACTGTAAAGTTGTATGTAACACAGAAGAAGAATTGATTGCGTTGTTGAAAGAATACAACACAATGGATTTAGATAGCTGATCATTGATACGCTAAGTATTAGTGAGTCCTGCAAATATCAATAATTTAAATAATGTTTTCACCTAGTTTAACGTCAATAAGCGCACACGGATTAGTCGATCGTATTGCTCAACTCGGAGATGATCTTACTGGCTGTGAGCTAGGAGTATGTAGAGGTCGCAATCTAAGATTTTTACTAGATCGTGTTCCAAACATCAAAACAGTCTATGCAATTGATCCTTGGGAACCATACGATGATTGGTGGGGTCGCATGGATCGAGACACTGTAGAATCGTGGATGCGGGAAGCTATAGAGCTATTAAAAGACTACGATGATAAAATTACAGTATTACGTGCCAAGAGCTCAGTGGCTTTAAACTACATTGACGATGACACATTAGATTATATTTTTATTGACGGTGATCACAGCTACGAATCAACTAAATTTGATTTAGCGAATTCTTTTAAAAAGATAAAATCAAAAGGTCTATTTTCTGGACACGATTGGCAGTTAGAGTCTGTACAACAAGCAGTCAATGAATTTAGAAAAGAAAATAGTATAACTGCCGAACTGCAATTTACAGAAAATAACGTTTGGTTTTGGTACAAGGATTAACAAAATGGCAACAAAGAATAAAACTGTTGTTGTTACTGGCGGATGCGGGTATATCGGTAGTCATGTAGCTCGTGCATTCAAACAAAAAGGTAACCGAGTATACGTAATCGATCGTGTACAACGTGATCATGCACTGAACGGCATGGATGGATACTACATTGGAGACTTTGCCAGCCTCGACAGTCTTGCTACTATTCGTGAACTGGCACCGGACATTATTGTACACTGTGCTGGCACTAGTTTAGTTGGTCCTAGTATGACTGATCCTGCAGAATACTACAACAACAATGTGGTAAAAACTATCACAATGTTAAACAGTATCAAACAATTACACAAACCTCCAATGGTATTGTTTAGTAGCAGTGCCAGTGTGTACGGAGAGCCAGAACATGTACCTGTGGTGGAGTGTCACAGATTGGATCCTATTAGTCCATATGGCAATACCAAGTTAGCAGTAGAACGTATTCTAAACGACTACTACACAGCATACAATCTTAACAGTGTGTGCTTTAGATTCTTTAATGCAGCCGGAGCAGAACCTCACAATTTTGACTTAGGGCAAGAACCAGAGGCCACACACATTGTTGCTCGTGTACTTGAAGCCAGTATCAATCAACGTGCATTTACTATCAACGGCGAAGACTTTGCAACACCAGATGGTACATGTGTGCGTGATTATATTCATGTATGGGATCTAGCACACGCACATCTTTGTGCTGTCGACTTTGTTGATCAAGAACCCGGGGCGCACATTTTTAACTTGGGTACCAATCACGGAACTAGCAATCGACAGATACTTGACTATGTTAAAGACACGTACGGAATGAGTACTGTGTTCTTTGGTGAAGCAAGACCAGGAGATCCTGCTACACTAGTTGCTGACGCTACATTGGCCAATGAAGTATTGGGCTGGGTTCCTGAACACAGCGACATCGAAACAATCATAGACACAGCTTATAAATGGTATACAAGAAAATGACAAGATTAACAGGCATTGTACCCAAGGGGTGGGGATCAGAAGAGATATGGGCAACCAATGATCGGTACTGCGGCAAGCTCATGCACTTCAACGCTGGTGCAAAATTCAGCATGCATTTTCATAAAGAAAAAGAAGAAACTTGGTATGTGCTGTCTGGCAAGTTTAGCGTATTCTACATTGATACTGTAGATGCTACTATGCACGAAGCACAATTGAGTGCTGGAGAAGTATGGCATAATAAACCTTTACTTCCTCATCAGGTAGTATGTGTTGAAGCAGGTACCATCATTGAAGTTAGCACACCAGACAGTGTAGAAGATAATTATCGTATAGGCAAAGGCGATAGTCAAAAATGAAAACAATTTATTTAGACATGGACGATGTAATTGCAGATTTTAAATCGTATGCAGTCCGTGTATTAAGAAAAAAGAGCAATGAAGAAAAGTGGCCCCATGAAGATTGGGTACGTCTCAAAGACAATCATAGACTGTATAGAGACTTGGATAAAACAGTTGAAGCAGATCAATTGGTTGATTATTGTCGACAACTGTGCAGTCAACATGGCTGGAATCTAATGTTCTTGACTGCGGTACCAAAAGGCAATGATGTGCATTGGGCATTCTATGACAAGGTGCATTGGGCCGCCACACACTATCCAGACATTCCAGTTATGTTTGGACCTTTTAGTAAAGACAAACATGTACATTGCCAGTCCGGAGATGTATTAATTGATGATCGGACCAGTAACTGCGAAGAATGGCGTAGTGCCGGGGGTATTGCTATCCAACATCGCGGGGATCTTAATAATACAATAAATGAACTTAAAAAGTTATGAAAGTATCAGAAAAGAAAATTGTAGTTAATGGAACTTTTGATCTTTTACACAGAGGTCACATCGAATTATTAAAATACGCCAAAGGCCTTGGCGATTTTCTTTTAGTACTAATCGATTCGGACGCCAGGGTAAAACAACTCAAAGGCAATGAAAGACCCATCAATAACCAAAATGATAGAAAATTTTTTCTAGAAAATATAAAATGTGTAGATCAAGTATGGATATTTGATGACGAAGATGAATTAGAAGAACTACTGGAATTGTATAAACCCGACGTAATGGTCAAAGGTAGCGATTACAAAAATCAACGTATTGTGGGATCACACCTTTGTAAAGAAATTTTATTTTATGACCGAACCGAGCACTCAACAACCAAAACAATTCAATATATTACTAATCGGGGACACGTGCCTTGATGTTTATCAATACGGAACCATTGATCGATTAAGTCCCGAAGCACCTGTTCCTGTATTTGTGCCCACATACAAAGAAGAACGTGAAGGCATGGCTGGTAATGTATATGCCAACTTAGTTACTTTAGGTTGTACGGTTAATTTGCTGTGTGGACACGCCAGCAAAAAAACTCGACTCATTGATCAGCGCAGTCGACAACAAATTGCACGTATAGACGAAGATGTAAAATCAACACCATTACGATTTGAAACTGAGCTACCACCATACGATGCTGTGGTTATCAGTGACTATGCCAAAGGTGTAGTTGATTATGAGTTAATTGAAGATATCATCAAACAATCAAATCGCGGTGTCAAGTTTCCTGTGTTTATCGATACCAAACTAACAGACCTCGAACGTATGCAGGGCGCCTGGGTCAAAATCAACGAACCCGAATACTCTAAAATTAAAAGTGAGTGTACAGGGTTGATTGTAACTCGTGGTGCCAAAGGTGCAGAAGTTATACATCATGCAATTCAAGAAACAGCACCCAAGGTAGAAGTAGTTGATGTTACCGGTGCTGGCGATACCTTTTTAGCCGCACTTGCTTATCAGTACCTGGTAACAAAAGACATTAGAATGTCAGTGGCATTCGCCAATCGTGCCGCAGGTGTAACAGTACAGCACTTGGGTGTATATGCACCCACATTAGAGGAAATACAATGAAAATCTTAGTAACTGGGGATCAAGGATTTATTGCTCCGCATGTGATACAGGCACTAAAAAATACAGGACACAGCGTCGACAGTTTTGATTGGCACAATCGGCATCGTGGTGTTATGGAATATGATTGGGTAATACATATTGGAGCCAACAGTTCAACCACTGAAAGAAACATTGATCTTGTACTACAGCAAAATCTTGAATACAGCATTGAACTTTTTAATGAATGTAAAACTTTTGGCGTTAACTTTCAATATTCCAGTTCGGCTAGTGTGTACGGACTGAATCAAAATTTTAAAGAATCTTGCAATCCAGATCCTCGCAGTCCTTATGCTTGGTCCAAATATCTGTTTGACAGACATGTGGAACAACACCGCGGAGGTAACGTTGTACAAGGTTTTAGATATTTTAACGTGTACGGACGTGGCGAGATGCACAAAGGATCTCAGGCCAGTCCTGTAACACAGTTTCGAAATCAGGCAAGAAAAACTGGCAAGATTAAATTATTCTATAACAGCGAAAACTACTGTAGAGATTTTGTCTGTGTCGAAGACGTAGTTGATTCGCATTTGAGATTTTTAAACACCAATGTCAGCGGAATTTTTAATGTCGGAACAGGTAGTACCAGAAGTTTCGAACGTATCGCCAGACTGGTAGCCGAACAAGAATCAGCCGAAATTGAATACATTCCTATGCCCCCGATCTTGACCTCTACGTACCAAGAACATACACAAGCAGACCTTACTCAATATAATCTCGCAGTTGGTCCAAAAGAATGGACTAGTGTTGAAGATTGGATGAAACTAAATTATGACCTTTGATAAAATTTTAGCCTTTGAAAAAGAGTTAGCCAAATTTACTGGGGCACCGTATGCAATTATGACAGATTGTTGTACACACGCCATTGAAATGTGTTTACGATATTGTAAAGTTAAACATACTAAATTTACTGCGTATACCTATTTGAGCGTTCCAATGACCATGCATAAATTAAACATCGACTACGAATTGGTTCCAGAAACTTGGACCGGAGAGTATCGATTTTATGGAACTGATGTTTGGGACAGTGCCCGTCGATTAGAAAAAAACATGTACAGAGAAGGTCAGATGCAATGTTTAAGTTTTGGTCACGGAAAGCCGTTGGCAATTGGTCGCGGAGGTGCTATTCTTCTTGATGATGTGGTTGCCTACGACACCATATTGCACCAACGCTATGATGGTAGAGATTTAACAGTAAGTCCGTGGCAGGATCAAACCGTTTTTAAAGTTGGGTTTCATTATAAACCAACTATCGAAGAAGCACAGCAAGGATTGGCCTTGCTCGAAGGTGTTAAAGAATCAAAACCAATTCCGGCTAAAGTTCATTACCCAGATTTAAGAAAAATAACTATTGTGCCTTGACACAACAATCTAAATACATTACAATTATACAAAGACATCCACGTCACTAACTCGGAGAAACAATGACAGATAAAAAAGAAACAGGATTAGACGCCATGGCAGGAGATGGCGGATACAAAGAAGCATACCTAGGTGATCATATTCGCTTTAAAATGAAACGTGAAGGCAAACGTTTCTGGGCAGGCGACAACATTAGTGATTACTTGCACGAAGGTGATATTGAGAAACTAATCGACGAAGCAACACCTGCATTTGAAAAAATGCTGGATGTGTTATTGATCGATCGTGAAACAGATCCTAATAGCAAAGGCACAGCAAGACGACTTGCTAAAATGTATTTTAACGAAATAATGGCAGGCAGATATGACCAAGCACCAGACGCAACAGCATTTCCAAACGACAGCGAAGATCGATATGAAGGAATGCTTGTGGTGCGTAGTGAGCTTCGCAGTATGTGCAGTCATCATCACCAACCTGTCAGTGGCGTTGCTTATATCGGGATTATTGCCGCTCAAAAGCTCATTGGTCTTAGCAAGTACACTCGTATTGCTCAGTGGTGTGCTCGTCGTGGCACATTACAGGAAGAACTTGCTAACGACATTGCCAGAGAAATTGCCAAAGCAACTGGAGCAACTGACCTAGGAGTATACATCCAGGCTGTACACGGATGCTGTGAAAATCGTGGCATCATGGCACATAGTAGTTTGACACAGACTACTGTATTAAAAGGTTCATTCAAAGACGACCCTGGTACAAAAAAAGAGTTCTTTGATAACATCAAACTGCAACAAGAGTTTGCACCGCGATAAGGAGACATAACATGGCAACTTGGACTATTAGAACACACTACAAAAAATCTTGTGAACAGATTGAGTATTTTTTCAATCGCAAAAACAGTGACAAGATTGTTGTGCGTGACGGATTTCGTCGTGCAGAATTTATTATCTATACCACCGATGATGAGTTTCCTCAATTTGAATTTGATGAGGTACCGGGCGGAGATGGCAAGCGAGACAGTATAGACTTATTCGGTTTAATTGGTGACAATATCGATTCAACTGAGATGGTCGAAATGTACGATGGCGGTTGCTGGGGTGATGTCGAAGTTGAAGTCGAGGACGAAGAAGAAGCAGAACGACTTCGTGAACTCATCGACGAAGAAGGTGCATACGCACTGGAAGAAGATGGCGACGGTGATTGGTTCCTTGACGAAACAGAATGTTGGGTATGGGGACCGCTTGAAATTGAAGATGAAGCGGGCAATGTTCGTATTATTATTGCCGACAATGACGGCAATGTCATTGATTTTGTAGAGGAAGAATAATGTTAGATAAATTTTTAGAATGGTGTAATCGTAACAGTAAATCAATTAGCCTCACAATTGGTGGACTAAATGTACTGTCTGGACTAAGTGCATTATTCAATGGCAATTACGGAGTTGCTATTATAGGATTCACAATCGGTGGTGCCCTTATATTTGATGCTTATCGAGGATTTAAATGAGTCGAGTTTATCTAATCAAACCATTGGAAAAGAAAAGCATTGTCTACCATGTGGAGATGTTTCGTGAGAACCCGGATGGCACTACAAGTTGGTTTAATATCGACGAAACATATCGGTGGGGTCAGGGCTTTATTGAAGAAGACTTAGATTGTAATCTTCCTTGGGAGGGTGACAAAGTTGCTTACGCTCGAACAGACGCAGGTTGGGGTTGCGAGTTTGACGACAGCATCAGCATTGAATGGGAATTCAGTGATGACATCGACGAAATGGAACAACAAGAACTAAAAGAAGCATACTACGAAGGTGGAGCAGGTTGGCTCTATGATGGTGAACATGATTGGCAAGAAGAAGATGCCGCAGTGCATATTATTGCACCATACCAAGTCAGCTTGTGCGAGGATGACGGCACAGTGATTGAAGAAAATGTAAAACTAAAATCTCGTCCAACGCCCAGCAACGCATGGCCATTTCCAACCTAAGGACAAATAATTATGTGGCTTCTTAAAATTTTAGAAAAATTAGGTCGCAAACGTATTGTATTGGACAGGATAAACAATGAACCTTACCTCGAACGCTACTACCTTTTTCTTAAGGATAGAAAGCATTTCCCCTTCAATGTGTTTCTTCACAAGTTCCTTAAATCAGACCCCGATGATGTGCATGATCATCCATGGCCTTACGCTACTCTAATTCTAAAAGGTGGATATTATGAACACATTCCGAACTTTAATCCGGCGGGTGCCCTTGTCGGTCATACACGGTATTGGCGTGGTCCTGGGCACTTCCGTATTTGCAGTGCTAATAGCTATCACCGTGTTGAGCTTAAAGAAGGAACAGACTGCTGGACAATGTTCATGCCTGGTCCACAACGTAGAGAATGGGGATTTCTCGTAAAGAATAAATGGATCCAACACGAGGAATATTTGTCTCATCGTGCTTCTAAAAAGTCTTACACATGATAACACTGCCACCTGGCTGTACAGTCAATTATCCAATAACCATTGAGCTAGAAAAACTCAATGATAACATGATACAATGGTTCCAAGAAGTTGGTGGTAATGTAAAACATGATGACTATTGGGATTACCGAGGGCGACTAGTTAAAAGATTATATGTGTCATATGGCAAAGGTAAATGGTGTCATTATCATCAAAACGGTACAGAACAAGTAAGGTTACACTTTAATGGAACCGACGGTCCAGTGGCCACAATGTTTTTAATGACATTTCTTGACCAAATTGCATCGCACAATTTTAGAGAATTTCAAAAGGAGAATGTATGAAAGAATTTATTATCAAAGATGATCAAGCATTTCGATTGCGTGTAAAAAGTTGGAAATGCGTTAAACCTAGTGAACTCAATGCCATTGAGTTCATTCAAGAATCCAAGAACAAAAATCAAGAAGTAGATCTTAGTTCAACCTATCAATTTTTCATGACTGATGAAGAGTTGAAAAAGTTAGCCAATGGTTTGCTTTCTATGCACAATTAACTATAATAAATATTATTCCAAGCGGCCTTTGGCTTTCATCCCGCTATACAAACTCTGCCAGCCTATGCTAAAATTTAACATAGGAGAAACAGCATGACACCAGTAGTTTACAAATATACAAGTACCAAAGAGTACCATGACGCATTTCCCTGCGCCTATAGACAGTGGAGGGCAGACAGTCATTGTAATTTAATTCATGGCTATTCATTTAGCATGAAGTTTTTCTTTGGTACCAATGACCTAGATGTCCGCAACTGGGCTGCCGATTACGGTGGCCTAAAAGAACTAAAGCGAACACTAGAAGACCAATTTGACCATACACTTATTGTAGCCCAAGATGATCCCGAAATGGAAACATTTAAACTGTTACAAGAACGTAACATGGCCAAGATAGTTGTGTTACCAAAACTAGGCTGTGAGGGACTGTCTGACATGCTGTACAAGTATGTGAATGGCGTATACATTCCTGAGATGTGGGGACCAGGCGAAGCCGCACGTTTGTGGTGCTATCGCGTAGAAGTACGTGAAACGCAGAGCAACATGGCTTTCCGTGAAGGTCACCGTGAATGGAATGAGGATTTGTTTGCATGACAGACAAAGAATGGTTAGATAAAGTTGTACTCAGTGCCACTGTTTACAACAGTCAACGACTTCACACCGATTTTCAAGAAGATGAAGTGTTGAAGTTTGTAGCATGGATGCATCAGCAATACGGAATTGCTCATACAAAGCCTAATCCTACACACATTAACACACCCGAAAAACAGAAACATGAACAGCTTGGAAAAAATCTGGGCTAGAGCAACCGGTCATCTAATGGGTAATACCGACGATGACCGACCCGACGTGCCAATTCTCACACGCCGAGAAGCCCGAATAGCCTTGTTCTTTAAAACGTTCTGGGTTATAATACATGTTGTGACCTGCTTTTTTATTATTGCAAACACAATACGTCATTGGAACTAATATGAACTCAAAAGAAAATGAAATCCTGCTCATTACACAAGAGGAATGTGCAGAAGTAACACAGGCTATCTCTAAATGTTATCGCTTTGGATTAGATAACTTTAAGCCGGGCAAACCTAAAACAAATAGAGACCACCTGGCAGAAGAGCTAGGGGACTTGCAGGCAATGATTGATTTGTGCATCAAGTTCAATCTAGTAGGTAGCGAACAGATTAGTATTGCCGCAGACAACAAAATTGCCAAACTAAAACAATGGTCAAATATTTTTAAAGAAGACTTAAATGAGCAAAATTAAAATAGCAGAACTGTTTTACAGTATTCAAGGAGAAGGCCGCTACATGGGTGTGCCTAGTGTGTTTCTACGCACATTTGGATGTAACTTTAAATGCGAGGGCTTTGGCATGCCACGTGGCCAGGTAAGTCACGAGGCCACAGACATTGCGGCCACGCATACAATGATTAAAGCATTTGAGAAATACGAAGACTTGCCACTGGTCAGTACAGGCTGTGACAGCTATGCTAGCTGGCATCCTGACTTTAAAGAACTTAGTCCGATGCTGACCACAGATGCCATTGTAGATCGCATTATGGAAATTATTCCTTACAATGAATGGAAAGATGAACACTTGGTTATCACAGGCGGCGAGCCATTGCTGGGTTGGCAACGTGCTTATCCAGACTTGTTGGATCATCCCAAGATGGCGGGCTTGACAGAGATCACATTTGAAACCAATGGTACTCAAAAGTTAACTCCGGAATTTAAAGAGTATTTGAAAACCTGGCAAACAAGAACATGGCACAATGGTGGACCAATTCGAGAAATTACATTCTCAGTAAGTGCTAAACTTCCTTGCAGTGGCGAGAAGTGGGAAGATGCTATCTGTCCTGAGATTGTTCGCGAGTACGAACAAGTTGGCACAGCATACTTGAAGTTTGTTATTGCCACCGAAGATGATTTTGATGATGCTGTTACTGCCACTGTTGAATTCCGCAAAGCAGGATTCCGAGGACATGTTTATCTGATGCCTGTGGGCGGAGTAGAGAGTGTGTATGCGCTGAACAATCGCACAGTGGCAGACCTAGCTATGCGACATGGTTTACGCTACAGCGACAGATTGCAAGTGCCGTTGTTCAAGAACGAGTGGGGTACCTAATGAATCTATTAGATAAACTGTTTGGCAAAAAACCAGAAGTGGCCGCTCCTGCAATGCCAGAGCAGTCGGCACCAGTAGAAAATACTAAACCAAAAACATCAAAGAAAAAATCTCCAAAGGAATTGGCCACTGAAAACGGAGAGCCTTGGGTCAATGTATTATCTGTTGAAGTGGACCCCGACAACATTGGCAATGGTGCATTTGAATTAGATTGGAATGAAATTTTTGTAGCTCGATTAGTAAAAGCCGGTTACAAAGGCAAAACAGATGTTGACATTGTTGATCGTTGGTTTCAGGATGTGTGCCGCAATGTAGTTTTAGAAAACTTTGAACAATGGGAAAGTAACCAACCAATGGAAGCTAGACCACGCATTGTTGACCGCAAAGACTTAGGCGACGGACGTAGTGAAGTATCGTGATTCTTTATGTAAATGGTGACAGTCACAGTGCTGGCGCAGAGGCAGTAAACTCCTACGCCTTTGCCGAAGACGATCCACTGTACTGGGCCTTGGGCAGGCAACCACACCCCGACAACGAGCGAGTAAGTTACGGATGTGAATTGGCCAATATGATGAATGCTGTATTGTACTGTGATGCCGAGTCGGCTAGCAGTAATCAAAGAGTTATTCGAACTACATGGGATTACATAACCGGTGAGCAAAAACCAGATTATATTGTAATTGGATGGAGCACTTGGGAACGAGCTGAATTTTCTGATCCAGCAAC